GCAGATCGAAGCCCTGAAGGTTGCCGTCGCTGCCCAGACGGAAGCCATCAGCGCCATCATTGCCAAGATGGACGCAATGAACGCTGACGCTACCCTGGCAGCCGACCTTGCTGCTCTTACAGAGATCGTCAGGGCACAGACTGCCGTCCTGATGGAGCGCGCTGCGTAATGAACGAGTGGGATAAGCCCTTCTACGTCTACACGTTCCGCGTCAATGGCGAGGTCGTGTATGTCGGGAAGGGAACAAGGCGGCGCTTCCGCGAACAAGTCAAAGCCTTCGGCTACTTGCCGAACTGCATTGGTGGCATCGTCCGGTTCTTTGTGCGTGAAGACGCTGCATACAACTACGAAGCCAAGCTGATCGCGAAACATCGCCCTCGCCTGAATGCGAACGCTGGTGGCGGTGGCGCAATCACTCGCAGCAAGCAGGTCCATCTCTCTCGTTCCGACCGTGAATGGTATGCTGAGGTAAAGCGCATCGGAACTCGCGCAGCCGCAGCCCGCACACTGCTTCAGTTCGATTTGTCGGGGCATATCGACCCGTCGAAAATAGACGCCATTAGACAGGTTGCGTATGGCCAGGGGACATAAGACCGGAGGCCGGCAAAAAGGCTCCCGGAACAAGCTGACGCGCGAAATTAAGGAAGCCGCGTTGGAGTTCTCAGGCGAGGCATTGTCCCGCATTGTCTCCATCATGCGTGCTGATGACGACCGAGTTGCATTTGCCGCAGCGCAGGAAGTCTTGAACAGGGCGCACGGAAAGCCAACGCAGCACACCGAGGCCACGGTTGAGCATCGCAGCGTTATGAGAATGCCGGAACCGGCAAAGGATGCGGCTGAGTGGATTATGACGTCATCTGGGAACCACAAGCTGGACCCCAAACCGCACTAATCCGCTGCCCCGTCTTTGAGGTGTTTTTTGGTGGCGCTCGCGGAGGCGGCAAGACAGACGGGATGCTTGGTGAGTGGGCATCCCATGCAGACATCTACGGCGAGCACGCCATCGGCCTCATGGTCCGCCGGCAGCGCACTGAGCTAGTCGAGACGATAGAGCGCAGCAGGGCGTTGTACACGCCACTGGGCTGGAAATTTCACGAACAGGACAAAAGCTGGCGCGCTCCCAACGGCGCTCGATTGCGCTTCGCATACCTAGAGCGAGACGCTGACGCGGATGCGTACCAAGGCCATTCATACACGAGGGTCTATGTCGAAGAAGCGGGGACGTTTCCGTCGTACAAGCCCATTGCGAAGCTCATGGCCACTTTGCGAAGCGGCGCAGGCGTTCCGGTTGGAATGCGCCTCACGGGGAATCCGGGTGGTCCAGGTCACCAATGGGTCAAGGCTCGTTACATCGATCCGGCCCCCCAAGGGTTTGAGGTCATACACGATGAACGCACGGGCTTGGAACGAGTTTATATACCCTCAAGAGTGGGTGATAATCGCTACCTAGGCTCTGACTATGTTCAGAGGCTTAAAGCGGTCGGCTCGGAAGCCCTTGTCAAAGCGTGGCTAGACGGAGATTGGAGCGTCATTGACGGCGCGTTCTTCGACGGATGGAGCTACGAGAAGCATGTCATTCGACCTGTTGAGCTACCGGCTGAATGGCTTCGTTTTCGATCATGCGACTGGGGAAGTGCGGCTCCGTTTAGTGTCGGATGGTGGGCAGTGGTCGGAGACGATCATTCCCTCGCAGATGGTCGAACGCTTCCGAGAGGTGCTCTCGTCAGGTATCGAGAGTGGTATGGAGCGAGCGCTCCAAACACCGGCCTCAAGCTCACGGCAGAGGAAGTCGCCAAAGGCATAAAGGCCAAGGAAGCCGGGGATGTCATCACTTATGGCGTTCTCGATCCGGCTGCTTTTGCTGTGGACGGTGGTCCGAGCATTGCGCAGATGATGGCGCGCGAAGGCGTTGTGTTCCGGCCTGCTGACAATAAGCGCGTGTCTCAGAAGGGTGCGCTGAGTGGCTGGGATCAAATGCGGCATCGTCTCAAGGGTGACGAGGATGGTCGCCCGATGCTTTACGTCTTCGAGACGTGCAAGGACTTCATCCGCACAGTCCCCGCGCTGCAACACGATCCTGACCGGCCCGAGGATGTCGATACCGACGGTGAGGACCACGTTGCTGACGAAGCTCGATACGGATGCATGAGCCGTCCGTACGTGCCGCGCAAGCGTGAGGCTGAGAGGCCGACCGAACTGCAATACGAAGTCCAGCCAGACGGCAGGATCGTGGCGAACATGAGCATCCTGGACATCATCGCAGCGAAGAAGCGGAAACGAGACGCGGCATGAGCGACGGACTGACCAAGCTCGGAGAGGCAGCACGCCGCGCCCGGGCCGCCATCAGTCCGTGGCAGTTCTTCAGCCCGAGGGATGTCGCAGGCTTTGCCCCAGGCGGCGGCCTTGTCGATGCTGCGAAGCCGTACAAGGAAGGCTTGCAGAAGACCGCAGAAGCGACCAAGGCGTTCCGTGAGGGGCGCTATGGGGACGCTGCGCGGCACTATGGATCAGGGATGATCGACACCGCAGCGGCGGGGCTGAGTGCGGGGTCTGAGTTAACGCCGTTTGCCAAATTGGCGATGGCAATGATTCCTGCCTATCACGGCAGCAAGCTCAAGGGCCTGACGGACATTGCACCATCGCCGCGCGGCGCGCTGGGGCCGGGCGCTTACTTCACGCCGAACAAGAACGTTGCGGCGCAGTATGCAGGGCCTGAAGGCCGCATCTACGACACGCAGATTGATGATGCAACAATCTTTCAGGGCATCCGGTCTAACGACAGCAGCGTGAACCCTTATCAGGTTTGGCGTGATCAGACTGCGCGCCTTGTCGATGCTGCCGAGCCTGAAATGAAGCAGGCGATATCGGACATCGCAACCAAGATGGACCCCAACGACGGCTATCCATTCTTTGTGCGGTTGGCTCAGTTGTACAAGTCCGAAGACGGCGCGCAGGACTTGCTGAAGCGTGCAGGGTTCAAGGGCATTTCTGGCGTAGCGGATGGGCCTGAAATCGCGATGTTTGACAACGTTCCGGTGAAATGAATGGCGATTATTAAAAATGTGTCGATTGGACAATGGCGCGGGTGTGCCTTTATCCAAATCGGGACGACGTGTGTCGTCTTGTTTGAACTGCCCGGCGAAATGTCGGTTGGCATTGAGATCATGACGCCCGAGCGTGTTTTTGCGCTTCGTCCTGTCAAGTTTTTGACTTGGCGTCGTTAGAACGACTGAAAGCGAACCTTGATGACTGATGACCGCGCACAGTTTGAAAGCCGCGAGTCAGCCGTCACCGAAGGTGTATCTACGCCCGAAGCCGGCCTTGTCAAAATGTGGATCGCAGCCATCGACGCTGCGGACAAGGAAGAAAAGGACTGGCGCAAAGAGGCCGACGAGATCGTTCAGATTTACCGCTCGGAACATGAGCAGGAGAAGAACCAAGCGTTCAACATCCTGTACTCGAACACGGAAACCGCGCTTCCTGCGGTCTACAACAGCACGCCTGTCCCCGACATTCGCCGCCGCTACAACGATCCAGGCCCGGCAGCCAAGGCGGTTGCGGACATGCTGGAACGGGCTATCTCGTTCAGCGTGGACCAGTACGACTTTGACGCGGTTGTGCGCGCCAGCGTGTTCGACGGCCTCACGGCAGGCCGTGGCGTGGCCCGTGTGCGCTACAGCGCCTCGACGGCTGACGATCAGGTTGTCGACCAGTTGGTCACGTCCGAATATGTGCCGTGGAAGAACTTCCGCAGAGGCCCTGGGTTGGTCTGGGACGACGTGGAGTGGGTGGCGTTCAAGCACTACCTCTCGCGTGAGCAGTTGGTTGAACTGGCCGGCGAGGAGATCGGCAACGCTGTCGAACTCGACCACGACACGCGCACAGGTGGCGAGCCGAAGCAGAAGGACGGCGCTCTTGACCCGTCCGAGGTGTTCCTGCGCGCTTGTGTGTGGGAAATCTGGGATAAGATGTCAAAACAGGTGCTTTTTATCGCACCTTGTTACGAGCAAGCACCGATCCGCGCTGAGGATGACCCGCTCCAGTTGACGGGCTTCCTGCCAGTTCCGCGCCCGATCCAGCCGCTCGACACGCCGTGCGACCTGATCCCGGTTCCGCCTTACAGGGCTTACAAGCATCTTGCCGAAGAACTGAACGAGGTCACGACGAGGATCAAGCGTCTTGTGCGCCAGATCCGCGTGCGCGGCATGTATGCCTCCTCGTCGGCTGACGTTGAGCAGATCATCCGCGCTGACGATGGCGAGCTTGTGCCTGTCGTGGGCCTTGAGGCTTTCATCGACGGGGGCGGTTTGGAGAAGGCGATTGCGTGGTGGCCCATCGATCCCCAGGTCAACGCCATCAAGCAGCTTGTCGAGCATCGTGAGGCCATCAAGACCACGATTTACGAGGTGTCTGGCCTAGCCGACATCATGCGCGGCAACAGCAACGCGCAGGAAACGCTGGGCGCACAGCAAATCAAGGCGCAATGGGGCAGCCTTCGCATTCAGCGTGTTCAGGCCGACGTTCAGCGTTTCTGCCGCGACTTGTTCCGCATGAAAGCCGAACTGATCGCCCAGAA